ACCTCCACGTCAACTCGAATGGTGGATCCGTCAAGGACGGTATCGCCATGTACAACGGCATCAAGAACCATCCCAGCTACTTCCGTGGTGTGGTCGATGGCTTTGCTGCCAGTGCTGCTTCGGTCGTCATCCTCGCCTGTGACAGGGTGGAGATGGAGAAGGCGTCACGGATGATGATCCACGACGCAGGTATCGGTGGCATGTACATCGAAGGTAACGCGAAGCAGTTCCGTGAGTCGGTCAAGGAAGTCGAACAGATGGCTGACTTGCTTGACGATCTGTCCAACATGATCGCACAGATCTACGTAGACAAGGCGGGCGGCTCCGTTACATCATGGCGCTCGTTGATGGCTAGTGACAAGTGGTACACGGCAGAGGAAGCTGTCGAGGCAGGTCTTGCGGACGGTCTGGTTGGAAGTACCGATACAGAGAACAAAGTGGTCCGAGAAGCCACTGCATCAGTTGAACTACCCACGACATGGGATGTCGAGGGGCTTCGCAATGCTTTGAAGGGAGCATTCGCATGACGACCACTACTGCGACCCCTACCACTCCCAAGGAGTGGGAGGAGTACATTCACACCACGATGACCTCGCCCGAGAAGTTCAAGGCCGAGTTCGACAGTGGTAACTTCACCGCTGCGCTCAAGGGCTACCAGGGCGCTACCAACAAGACCATGGAAGACATCAAGGGCCAGGTCACCGAGCAGGTGCAGGCCTCCGTCCTCGAGATGTTCAAGCGAAACGGTACGGCTCCGACCAACCGCGTGAACCTCTCCGGTCAGCGTGGTGCGGCTCACTTCAACGACAAGGCTCCGGGTGCTGGCCTCAACGGCAAGTACAAGTCGGCTGGTGACTTCTTCCAGAACGCCCTCGGCAAGCCTGGTGCTCTGAACGAGGAGCAGCGCAACCAGCAGATGGAGCTCCTGAACTACTCGTCGAACACTGGTGAGGGTGGTGGCTACCTGGTTCCTGAGGAGTGGCGCTCGGAGCTCTTCTCCGGACCTGCGATGGCTGACTTCGTCGTGCGTCCGCGTGCGACCGTCATCCCGATGGCGTCGAAGACCCTTCACTTCCCGGCTGTCGACTTCACCACCGAGGTCGGCGAGGTCCTGGGCGGTATCATCTGCTACTGGATGGACGAGGACGGGACGATCCCGGATACGTCGGCCAGCTTCGCACAGATCGAACTGATCGCGAACCGTCTCGCGGCGGCTGCTCTGGTTCCGAACGATACTCTCAAGGATGCTGGTGCCCTGGACGCGTGGCTGCGGAGCATGCTTCCGAAGGCCATCCGGGAGTTCGAGGACCGTGCCTTCCTCAAGGGTAATGGTGTCAAGAAGCCCCTCGGCGCTCTGACCAACCACGCGTCGATGATCGTGGCGGGCGACGAGAGTGGTCAGTCGACCGCTTCGATCACCTGGAACAACGTTCTCGCCATGGCCTCGCGTCTTCTGCCGGAGTCGTGGAACAGTGCCGTGTGGACGATCACGCCTGACGCGTTCGCGGAGATCTACACCATGGCCAACCCGGTTGGTACTGGTGGTGACTCCGTGATGGTCGGTGGCGGTACGGGTGCTCAGGCTCCCGCGCAGTCTCTCCTTGGTCGTCCGATCGTCTGGAGCCGTAAGGCTCCGGGTGCGATGGGTACGCAGGGCGACATCAGCCTGTCGGACTACTCGTACTACGCGATCGGTGACCGGCAGGACGTGCGGCTCGACACCTCCGAGCACGCCTACTTCCTGGCGGACAAGACGGCGTTCAAGGTCATTGAGCGTGTCGACGGCACTCCGCTGCTGCTCGCGCCGCTGACCCCGGAGAACGGTGGACCGACCCTGTCGGCGTTCGTTCAGCTCGAGACGCGTTCGACCGACTAATACCTCTCCTGCCCGGGAGAGTAAGTGGAGTGGGCGATGGGATCGAGGAATGGTGAAGACCGTTGCTCCGGCCCGGGTGGAGGTTCGAGCCCTCCCGCCCACGCGCTAAACCTCGTGACGGTCAATCGGATCGTACACCGGGTCGAATCCCCAGAGAGGGGAAGCAATGCGTGCACTTGGCGACATCATTGACATCGGTACCTGCTTCGCGCCTGTCGACATCGACACCGCGAACGCTTGGACCGGTAAGCGGATCAGCCTTGCTGGTGCGGCTGCAATCACCTTCGTCTTCTTCGGTGCTGTGGGTGGCGCTGAGGATCTGGTTCTCGACTGGAACCAGCACACCGCCTACACCGGTGGTACCACTGCTGACCTCGACGCTGTGGGTGTCTCCACGAGTCGTGGTCTGACGGAGTACTACATCAAGGCCGAGACGGCTCTCGACAACGACGAGTCCTGGGTCCGTGTGACGCAGTCTGTCGCGTCGGAGCTGACTGTCGTCGGCGCGACCTACGGTGCGATGCAGAAGATCGTGGTCTCGTCCATCGAGGCAACGCAGGTGGCCGACGGTTACTCTCACGTGTCGGTCAACGGTGCAATCACCACGGGTACGGCTCAGCTGGCCGGTGGCCTGTACATCCTCCACGGACTTCGGCAGCGGCGTCGTCCCGATCGCCTCGGGAACCTGCTGAACCCGAACGTCGCGAACGCGTAAGGGGGCTGACATGACTGTCATTAACGAAGCGGCTGCCTACACCAAGGGCATCTACGGTCAGATTGCTCGCAAGTCTACGGGTACTCTGGCTGCTACGACCATTCCGCTATTCACTATCGCCGGCGGTCTGGTCTCGATCACGTCGATCGTCGGTGAGGTTACTACGTCGATCACGGTCGCGAACAGCTACAAGCTCCAGGCGAACCCGACTACGGGTACGACCAAGGACCTTGTGACTGCAACCGACATCGGTACCACTGACACTCTTGCTGGTTCTCTTCTGGGCTTCGACGGCGTTACTGCTTCGTCGATCCAGCAGGGTCCCGGTGCTGTACCGATGCTGCTGCGGCCGATCGCTGTCAACACTGGTCAGATCGAGTCGGTCTCGGCAGGTACTGACGGTGTAATCGTCTGGACCGTCACGTGGGTTCCACTGACGGACGGTGCAACTCTGGTGGCGGCGTAACATGGCTGTTACCGAGACGCAGTACACCCTAGCCATGCAGCGTCATGGCACTCCAGAGTTCACTGATGAGGATCGTGAGGTCCAGGAGCAGTGGCTCATGCAGCGCGAGGAGGAACGTGCAATGGCAATCCGTGCAACCGATGACGAGGCCCTGGCGACTGAACTCTGGGGCGACAACAAGGAGTGGAACGACGAGCTTCGGCAGTTCGTTCCGACCGAGGAGGAAGGTGATGACGTATCAGCTGGGAACAGTACGGAGCGATCGTCCAAGCCGACCGTGAGCTCCGAGCAGACGAACTCGACCAGCCCCCGACCGACTGTCCCAACGACGGTACAGGGCTCGAATCAGGACCCCAAGGGGAGCTCCACTGTCCCTTCGACGGGTGGACCTGGCAAGGATAAGAAGTAAAGTTAGACCCTAGATAGCCGAGCGGTTCTTGTGAGCAATACTAACTCGCGAGAGCGACCAAGTCCTTTGGTCCAACCGCTCGGCTATCAGGTCTATTGTCGTCTATCTAGAGCTTTGAGCTCGAGGAAATCACGTGCTTGTGAGACCTAGATTTAGATGATGGATCCACTCTATACTTAGAGTGATTAACAACTCCAGAGCACGCCCAAGGAACACCGTAGAAAGCAGCCGGACATGGGTGTATGGTACGCCACCAGGGAGGACGTGAAGTCTGCTCTGGATACGAAGTCGACCGCGCGAACGAATGCGCAGATCGACCGTGCGATTGAGGCATCCTCTCGCACCGTCGAAGGCTTCCTTCACCGCATCTTCTATCCTCTGACAGCAACCAAGTACTTCCCCTGGCCTAACTATCCTCAGAGGTCCGAAGGCTGGGTGCTGTGGCTAGACGCCAGCGAGCTCTATTCGGTTACGGCTCTCGTAGCTGATGGTACGACGATTGTCAGTGCTGACTACTTCCTCGAGCCGCAGCAGTACGGTCCGCCTTACAACCGTATTGAGCTCGACAAGAGCTCCACGTCTTCCTTTACTGTCGGTGAGACCAATCAGCGGAATGTCGGTATCACGGGCGTCTTCTGTGGTTGCACCATCGCCGAGCTCGTTGGTCCTACTACTTCCGAAGCTCTCGACTTGACTGAGACTGGTGTCGATGTCTCGGAGTCGGCTTCTGTAGGTGTCGGATCCATTCTTCGCATTGACTCCGAACGAATGATCGTTACGGGGAAGCAGTCGATCACCACTGGTCAAACCATCACGGGCAACTTGACCGTTCAGAAGAACGATGAGACTGTCGGTGTCCAGACTGGAACCAGCTTTACGGTCGGTGAGCAGATCCTGGTTGACGCTGAGTACATGCAGATCGTCGATATCGCCGGGAACAACCTGATCGTGAAGAGGGCAGTCGATGGGTCGACACTCGCAACACATACCCTCGGCGCGACTGTCTACGCTCCTCGGACTCTGGTGGTCACGCGTGGCGCTCTGGGTACGACTGCAGCGACGCATCTGACTTCTGCACCTACCTACGTGTATGAAGTTCCTGGGTCTGTACGTGAACTGTGTGTTGCCGAGACGCTTCTCGAGCTCGGCCTCCGCCCAGTAGGCTATGCGATGACTACCGGATCACAGACAGCCTCGGCTACCGTGAAGCTGGATCCGATCAAGGACCTTCGTGATAGTGTCTACGCATCGTACGGGCGCAAGGCAAGGATTCGATCCGTATGAACTACGTAACTACTTCAGGACCTCTCTTTGATGGTCGAGCAGCCATCATCCTCAAAGAGGCTACGGATGCTATCGGTCAGCAGGTTGCTGAAGAGGGTCTGGATCTCATTCAGTCAGACCTCGCTCGCGTCATCCGTACTCATCCCACGGGACGCTACATTCCTAGCGTGAAGGTTGTTCGTAGAGGTTCAGGTTCCTTTACCGTGGGAACCGATATCGTCTACGGTGCCTGGATCGAAGGTACAGGCTCTAGGAATGCTACGACTAGGTTCAAGGGCTACTCGACCTTCCGACGTCAGCGACAGGTTCTGGAAGCTCGTGCAGGTGTCATCGGTAACCGTGTCATCAAGCCGTACGTGGGGAGGTTGAACGGATGACACTCAACTCGAAGGACCTCATCGAAACGGTTGCCTCGCACGCTATGGCTACTGGGTACTTCGATCAGGTTAACCAGCACGAGGCTAAGAACGGTCCTGGCACGTCGATGGTTTGTGATGTCACGATCCTCTCGGGCCGCGCATTGGCATTGGCATCAGGCCTTGATGCAACCTCGGCCATGATCGTGATGTCTGTCGTCGTGTACCAGAGCATGCTTAAGGAACCGCAAGATGACATCGATGGCGAAATCATGGATGCTATCGATAGCCTGATCAACCGTTACTGTGGAGACTTCACCTTGGATGGTCTGATCAGGAACGTCGACATCAAGGGTGCTTATGGTCAGGAGCTTAGCTGGACCATGGGTCACATCGACAAGAGCAAGCAGCCGGTTCGAGCTGCTGAAATCTTCCTTCCCCTCGTCATCAACGATGCGTGGACCGACACTCCCTAAGGAGGTACGATGACCAAGCAAAGCGGCCTCGGTGATCAGCTGTACGTGGATGGTTACGACCTCTCGGGTGACATCGGTAGCCTGTCTCGCATCGGAGGTGGACCTGCAGCTCTTGAGGTCACCGCGATTGACAAGTCGGCTCCGGAACGCGTAGGCGGTCTGCGTACGGGTGAGATCGCCTTCCAGGCCTGGTTCAACAAGGCTGCAGCACAGGCTCATCAGGTACTGAAGCTCATCCCGACCACCGATACTCAGGTGTCGTACTTCAAAGGATCGGGCATCGGTAACGTCTGTGCCTCTCAGATTTCGAAGCAGATCGGTTACGACCCGACTCGCGGCGCAGACGGCTCGTTGAGCCTAGCGACCTCCGCACAGTCGAACGGCTACGGCCTCGAGTGGGGCAAGCAGCTCACGGCTGGTAAGCGAACCGACACGACGGCGACCTCTCCTGCGACTGGTCTCGACACGGTTGCCTCTGCAAGCTTTGGTGGCCAGTTCTACGTTCACCTGTTCACGTTCGTAGGCACGTCGGTAACCTTCACCATCCAGGACTCAGCTGACAATGCAACCTTCGCGAACGTCACGGGTGGTGCCTTCACTGCCATGACGGCGATCGGTGCACAGAGGCTCGAGCTCCTCAACACGACCACGATTCGTCGATATGTTCGGGTCATCACGACGGGTACGTTCTCTAGTGCCATCTTCGCTGTGAACATGATCAAGAACGAGATCGCAGGACAGGTGTTCTAATGGTTGTCTCAGGTCAGACGCACAAGCTGTACGGCATCCACGTACCTCCGTCGAGCTTCCGAAAGGCAACTTGCCAGGAGGTACATTGTAGCGCATACGCACGTGGCTGGAGTACGACACTCCTCCTAGGCGATGGTGACTTCGCTGACAAGTCCTACCACGACATCAGGCGCCTTGGCTTCAAGTACAAGATGGAGACGCAGCCCGACGGCTTCACTAGGTTCACCTTCGAAGCAGGCCAGCAATGCTTCAAGGGTCGAGCAGGGGCTCACCGCAAGCGCATCGAAGGGTCCAGCGAGCTCTTCTATGTCAAGGATCGGGGTGAGGTGATTCGGCGTACTGCCTCCACGTGGGTCGACGACTTCGCCAATCACCAGATCAACATCAGTGACGCTCTCGAAAGGGGCTGACAGACATGGCAAAGGAATCAGGTCTTGGCTGGACCACCTTCTCGGTGGACAACTCCGCCGGTGTGGCCAAGGCAATCAAGAACGACATCACGAACTTCACCTTCGCGACGCCGCGTGGTGTGCAGGACGTCACGGGTATCGACAAGTCGGCCTACGAGCGTCTCCTGCTCCTGGCGGACTTCTCGGTCACTCCGACCGGTGTCTTCAACGACGCGACCGACTTCTCTCACGACGTCTTCAAGACGGTTCCGTCGACTTCGGTCGCACGTACCACCACGCTGACCATCTCGGGTCAGACCCTCGCGAATGAGGTGCTCTACACCGACTACAGCTACGCACGCGGTACGGACGGCTCACTGGTGTGGACGGCTCCTGGCGTCCTCGCCGACGGCACCGTTCCGACCTGGGCATAACGATTCTTTAGGGCAGGAGAGGATCTATTATGGGTTTCCGACTTAATCAGAGGACGTACCTTCTCAAGTTCGAGGACTCTGCTATGGAGGGCGCGGAGATTCGTCTTCGCTCCACCCCCATATCTACGCTCCTTCGACTAGGTGAGACTGTTCCCTATGCCGAGCTCGTTGAGCTGTTGTGTGAATACGTCCTAGACTGGAACCTTGAGGATTCGAAAGGTGAGCCTCTAAAGGTAGAGGTCGAGGCAATTCTTGACAACATCGAAGAGGTCATGCTCACACGGATCGTTCGGGAGTGGTATAGGGCAGCAAAGGGGATCACTGCCCCTTTAGATCCGCCATCGACAGATGGCGAGCAGTTCAAGGAGGAGACTTCTCTGGACTTGTCGGAAATCCCGATGCAAGCGTTGGACGCCCCCGAGAACTAGATAGGAATGAGTGGATCCTATCGTTGTGCGATAGATTCCACTGCCTCCCTAGTCAGCTCCTGGCCGAAGATGCATCCTTCATGGGAATGCTGGAACTGGAAGGGATAGGGGGTGTAGAGTGAGTAACGATGTCGTAGTTCACGTCAAGGCTGAGAATCACACCCAGAGCGATCTTGATGGTGCGCGCAGGGGCTTTGCTGACTTCGCACGGGATACTGTAAAGAGAGGTATCTCGGCAGGTACTGAAGCCGGACAGAGCTTTAGCAAGTCCTTGTCTGGTGCCGTATCTTCTGCTAGCGGTAGTCTAGGACCCATTCTTGCTGGGGCTGGAGTTGTTGCTGCACCACTCATCGGAGCCAGTATCGCGGGCGCCATCGTTGGTGGTGTAGGTGTTGGCGGTGTCGTCGGTGGCTTCTTGGCCGCGAAGGATGACCCTCGCGTAGCTGGTGCTCTCAAGGGAATGCAGGCAGAACTGCAGAGTGAATTCAAGAGTGCTGGACAGACCTTTGTGCAGCCCACCCTTGAAGGTATCAGCACTATTAACAAGGCGATCGACACGATTGACCTGCAGGGTATATTCGCTGACTCTTCCAAGTTCGTCAAGCCTCTCACCGATGGTATTGGTAGTGCTATCGAAGACATTGGTAACGGTGTCGAAGATATCATGGGCAAGGCTGGGCCAGCTGTCGAAGCCTTTGGTAATAGCTTCGCCGAGATCGGTGATGCTGTCGGTGATACCTTCTCGCTTCTATCCAACGATGCTGATGAGGGTGCGTCGGCTATCGACGACCTAACGAACGCCACGGTCAACTTCATCAAGACCGCAGGTGGCATCGTTCATGGCTTGGCTGAATTCAAGGGAGGTCTTGACAGTCTCGATAACGGGATCGACTCCTTTAGGTACAAGTTGGAAGACATTGCATCCATCGACGCGTTCGGCGATGGCGCGCAGTTCGATATCACGGCTGACGGTTACGCTAGAAACACTGAGGCAGCAGAACTTTACCGTCAAGGTCTAATTGGTGCCAAGGGTGAGGTGGACGACTACAACGCCTATACCAAGGCCCAGGCGGAGAAGCAAACTGAGCTCCAGGAAGCTGTTGGTGGTAGTACTCTCGCTATGACGAACTTCTCCGAGGAGAATGCCAAAGCTTCTGCCACTACCGAGGGCGTTACTAGGGCTATCGACGAACTCAACAATTCACTCCTTGCTGAAGTCGATCCTGTATTCAACCTTCTGGATGCTCAGAAGGGTCTGGCCGACGCACAGAAGGACGTTACTAAGGCTATCGACAAGTTCGGTAAGAAGTCACCTGAGGCACAGGAAGCTCTTCGCGATCTAGCCACCAAGGCACTCAAGCTGGACGTGGCAGGTAAGGAGCTTGGAGGCACGTTCGACGGTAAGATGACTCCTGCTATGCGTAGGACGCTCTCTGCCGCAGGACTAACCAAGGGACAGATCAGCAGCCTCGAGGGTCAGTTCCGTTCAGCTAGACGTACTGGTGATAACTTCGCACGTACTTACGCTGCTAAGCTACGAGTCGATGGCTACCCTGCAGTGTATAGCAGGCTCTATAGTGTGAAGGATGTCATTAACGATATTCCTCGTTCTGTCAACATTGCCATGCGCATCACGGGTGTGAGCTCTGCCTCTGCAGCTGCGGCTGCGATTCGTAAGAACATGGCAACTGGCGGTATCAAGGGCGCAGCTAACGGTGCCACGTCTTCTGGACTCACCTGGACTGGTGAGCATGGACCCGAGCTCGTTGACCTTCCGCCAGGCAGCAAGGTCCACTCGAACGGTGACAGTATGCGAATGGTCGGTCAGGGAGGACTTTCAGGTCCTGTTACGATCAACTTGGTATTGGCCGACGGTAGTGTTCTAGGCAAGGCAGTTCTCCCATCGCTACGCGAAATGAACCGTGCACGCTTCGGTAACTCTGCCGAAAGGATGTTGGCCGGATGAGCTTCCCAAACGATCCACTTCCCATCACGGGTGAGCTCTTCATCAATGGTGCCTGGGTAGATGTCACCTCGTACATCCGTGGTGCAGGCAGTATCAACATTGAGAGGGCCTTCCGATCGGAGCAGGGCAACAGTATTACGGTTGATCAGTGTAACTTCACGTTGAACAACCGTGACGGCCGATTCTCCAACAGGAACCCCAATTCGCCGTACTACAAGAAGCTAGGACGTAACACCAAGTTCCGTTGTTCCGTCGACGATACTAATGGCAACGCTCTTGTACTGTACAACCACTACGACAGTCAGAGTGGTTATGCTCAGACAACGGATAAGGCAGTCCTCGACATCGTCGGCGACATCGACATCCGTGGTGACATCTGGCCCGATACTTGGACTCCTGCGATCCCTCAGGTACTAGGTTCGAAGTACAACGAAACGGGTAACCAGCGTTCCTGGATCGTGTTCCTCAATGCGAACGGAACTCTCACGCTTCGGTGGTCGAACAATGGTACTGCAACACTCTCAGCCGACTCTACTGTAGCAGTAGCTACCAGTGGACGTAAGGCTTGGCGTGTTACTCTCGACGTGGACAACGGTGCGGCAGGCAAGACAGTTACCTTCTACACCTCTGACACCATCTCGGGATCCTGGGTACAGCTTGGTGCAGTTGTCACGACTGCTACTACGACGTCGATCTTCTCGAGTACTGCTCCTCTTACTGTAGGTAGTGGCCCTGATGGTGTACCTCCCACAGGATACACTGCGTCGCTGAGCTATGCGGCCTTTACTGGAAGCTACTACAGGTTCCAGGTGTATACTGGCATCTCAGGTACGCTTCGAGCGGATGCTAACTTCGGTGCGCAGACAGTAGACGCAACGAGCTGGTCAGACGGACTCGGAACTCCTAACACTTGGACTGTGTCGGGACGCAGCTCGTTGGCTAGTGGGAATCGTCGCTTCTATGGTGAGGTGTCCGAGTTCCCTCAGGTGTGGGATACGACAGGTACTGACATCTATGTTCCTGCCGTAGCTTCCTCGATCATGCGGCGCATCGGACAGGGTGAAGCGCCTCTCGATAGTACTATGTATAGGTACTTGAAGGCCAAGACGAGCCTCATCGGCTACTGGTCTATGGAGGGTGAGCAGTCAAGCACCTCACGTATCTCCTCGAGCATCAGTGGCGGCAAGCAGGCAGTCGTTACAGGTACTGTAAACTTTGGTACCGACGATACACTGGCGAGCTCTTCAGGTGTTGCGACTATCGGTACGGGCAGCTCGATCATCGAGGGCGCTTCGAATGCAGGGACAGCATCTCCTACAGTTGCTACTGGTGTCATCCTCTTCAAGTACGGTACCTCTCCTGGTGTGGCTACTCCTGAGATGTGCCGCTTCGTAGGTGACGGAACGGTCAACTTCTGGACAGTCTCGATCGATACTACTGCTTGGTATGTAGCAGGTTTCGATTCGGGAGGTAGCGTACTGGGTGGTGTAGTCACTGACACTTGGCCTTCAGGGACCACGATTGATCAGTGGATCTCGTTCCGTCTGACTATCACTACGACTGGCGGCAACATCGCTGTACGTGTTGACATTCACGAGATCGGTACCAGTACGAACGATACTACCTCGAACAACTCGTACTGTGCAGGTACAAACGTAGGAAGGTTCACTTACTTCTACGTCAACCCTGTGCCTGAAGCCGAGAACAATGACCTACGAGTGGCGCACGTAGCTATGCTGCAGGAGTCGCTAGTTGCCGATACCACGAACTACATTGCGGCTACGGAAGCCTTCCTGGGAGAGACTGCGGGTGCAAGGTTCCTTCGCAACTGCAGCGATGCTGATATCGATGCTGACGTTGTAGGTAATCCTGATGATACAGTCGCTATGGGTGTACAGCCTGCGACTACACGTACTGCAATCCTCCAAGAGTGTGCTGACGTAGATGGTGGCTTCATTTACGCATCTAGGAACTTCCTAGGCCTCGAGATGCGTACGCGACGGTCCATGTACAACCAGACGACTCTCGAGTTGGACTATGCAGCAACTCACTTCGATGGCGAGCTTAAGCCCACGGACGACGACAAGGTCCTTCGGAATGATGTGACTCTCACTCGTCCCAGTGGCGGTTCGGCTACAAGCACAGTTACTGAAGGTCCGAACAATATCAGTGACCCTGAGGATGATCCCGAAGGTGTGGGTCGTTACGATACCTCCTACGCTCTCAACCCTGAGTCAGTCGACATTCTAGGGCGACTGGCTCAGTACGCAACCTTCCTTGGTACATGGGATGAGATCAGGTTCCCTCAGACCTCAGTGTCTCTCGAGCGTGCGCCGTTCGTGGCAAGTACTGCACTCACCTACGGTGTCTCTTCGATGGACATCGGCGATGCTTATCGGATCGTGAATCTACCATCGTGGATTCCTCCGGATGACATTGAGCTCTTGCTTCGAGGTACAACTGAGGTCTTGTCGAATCGTGGATGGCGTCACACCTGGAACACCCAGGCTTACGGGCCATTCAGAATCAATGACCTGTCAAGCAGCTCGTTGTCTAAGTATCGTGCCGGGTCAGGTAATCGTGGTGGATCATATTCTACGCTTACGTCGAGCCTTACATCTTCAGCTACGAGCTTTACCGTCACGATCGCTACTGGCAAGGTGAAGTGGGGAACAACTACTACCAAGCCAGGTAACTTCCCATTGAACATCAAGGTAGGTGGTGAGGTCATGACTGTGTCTGCGATCTCAGGTACGTCAAGTCCTCAGACCTTTACCATCTCAGCTCGCTCTGTCAATGGAGTCGTCAAGGCTCACGATGCTGGTACCGAAGTCCAGGTCGCCGACATGTTCTATGCAGTGCTTTAAGGAGCAGTTATGACTGTCACACCGTTCGAAGTCGGTGACCCTGTAACTGCTGATGCTCTTGATGAACAGTTCGATCCACCTATGGGCAGGCTTCGCCAAGGTACTACACAAACTGGATTGGCATCCGCAGCGGTAGTTGCAATAACCTTTGCGGCAACCGATGAGCTCGACACTCACGGCTTCCATGATCCTGCATCCAGTAATACTAAGGTGACACCTACTGTACCTGGTTGGTACGATGTTCGTGGTGGAGTGTCACTCGCTGGGCAGACAGACTTTACGGTGGTGCAGGCTGTGATTGGTAAGTCAGGAGCCTCATTCCTGGCGCCTGCACATCGGATCACCCCGTCAGCGTCAGCACAGTCACTAGTGCTACCAGTACAGGCACTAGTGCAGTGCAACGGCACCACTGACTATTTCGAACTGTACGCATCGGCTACACGATCGGGTGCTGGCGTCTGGGCGACAGTAATATCTAGCCAGTTCGCATGTGTACTAGAATGGAAGTTCGAGCGTCCACTGTAATCTAACAGCGTAGATTTCTCAGCTATAACGACATAGTGCGACCAGTACGTCATTTGGTCTAACACCTCAGCTAACTGGTCTGTTCTTAGTCTAAAGTTGAGAAATGAGAACTCAAGCAGCAAGAAGGCCCGGGTCATTTAGACTCGGGCCTTCTCTGTCGAACTACTTGACGGGCTGCGTGACTCCTCGAACTCTTGCCCACGGATAGAACGCGTGTACGGTACCGTCGAGGATGTAGCCTCTGATGCCGTCCTCATGCACCGACCAGGTCTCGGCCCCGAAGGTAACCTGCTCGCCCTCCAGGCCAACCGTCAGCGGTGCCTTGGTGTCGAACTGTTCGATTGCCAAGGTCTCTCCCATGTTGCGCTTGACGTCCTTCTTGCCAGTACGTTCCTCGAGTGAAGGCACTCTGCTTCCCTTCTCCAACCCTCTGATGAGAGTTCGTTTTCCTTGGCCTAGTTCTTCCTGCGTCGTGATCTCGTGCCAGTCGAACTGGTTGATGTGGTTCATCGTACGAACGTCTCGATGGCCCCGTATACCATGACGGTACAAACTACAAGACTGATGACCTTCATGTACGTGGTTGGCATGTAGTAGTTGATCTTCTTACGCATCGTACTCTCCTGCCCGGGTTGACTTATGCGGCTGCGTGACGGACACTTACAGTTTCAAAGTCGTAGTTGTGCAGTTCGACTTCGAACACACTTGCGGAACCACTACACCTCAACGAGCTCGCTAGCATCCGGAGCGACCAGAGCTCGTTGGCTCCACACGCTACCACTACGCGATCGCCTGCTTCGGCGTACAGCTTCCCAGACTTGCCATCATAGGTTACGAACAGTGCGAACATAGCGACCCTCCAAGGAATTGACTATTTACTTGACGTCCCTTTCCCTCGAAGGGCCGTCCTATGTTACTTCTCGACGCTGAGTCGGATCATCTCGCCGTGTAGTACGTTCGCGATGCCATCACAATCCGGTACGTCGCAGTTGATTGCCCAGTTGGGACCGAGGATCATAACGATAGGTTCGGTACCGTCCATGAGTGTGTAGAGGTTCGTAGGTGCAGCCTGAGTGTCTTCCGAGGATGCGAAGATGCTGATTACCAGGCTACCTTCCTGGCAGCTACCCATATCGAGTGCCTCAGTCAGAGGGTGGATGGTAGCGAAGGTACCACATTCGATTCCTCCCGCGGTCAGAGCCGAAGCAATCTGTGTTGCGGCGTAGTACTTGACCGCCTCCGAGGGAACTGCGGAAGGCTCCACTACGCGGTGCTCGAGCGTTCCTTTACCGTCTTGTGAGGCCTCCCATGCGAAGAGTCCGGAGGTGACAACCGCAGCTCCAATTGCGGTTCCGATCAAGATCTGCTTGAGGTACTGCATGTTCGAACTCCTTAGGGTGTAACAGTGGGGCCCAAGTTTACTAGTGAGTGACTTGGACCCCGACTGAGTTACTATTGGGGCTAACTGTTAGCTTCTCGGTGTGAGACGTTCACGACGATCTTGTCGCCCTTATCTTCAGGGTTCGTGAGTGCCCGGTACTTCGGACGACTATCAGTTCCCGACTTGACAACCAGACCCAACTCAACTGCCTGCTTCAGTGCATTGTAGAAGGGCGTGTTACTCTTACCCGTCATCTTGAACCACTGCGTCGTGCCCACACCGTCAACTTCTGGTTGCATCTTCCAGAGAGTCGATACAATGTCAGACACCGTAGAAGGGATCTTACTCCCTTGCTCCCCGCTTTCCTCCCCTGTTTGCTCCCCGGTAGCAATCACAAGAGAAGTACGCTGCTTACCATTAACGTCGAACATCCCATCAACTTCAACGCGCAACACATCGAGGAAGCGATCTGGTGCCTCCTCGTCATCCTTCTGCTTCGTCACTTCGAGTTTCAAACGTCCGTCACTGGTCTTACCCGATAGACCTAGCTCGGTGTCAATAGCGCCGCCCAGCGTAGATGATCCACGACCGCGACTCTTATCTTGGTGTCCTGAGTGGTGCAGGATCAAGACGCACGCACCAGAGATTCGCCGAAGTCTGTCAGCGTTAGCTACTACGATGCCCATGTCTCTGGCACCGTTCTCATCAGCACCTGCAGTGGACCTTGCTAGTGTGTCAATCACAATCAATGACGGCTTCAGGATCTCTACGGCCTTGGCTAAATTCTCTACCTCTTCGGGGTCCGAAAGGTTTGCCGCCATTGGAAGAGCCTTAACTGGTAACCTCCGACCGAGCTCGTTGTGGAATTGCTTCCACGCACGAGTACGAACACCGAAGCCCTTTACACCCTCCGCTACGATGTAAAGAACCTGTTCGGCCTTCTGCACCTTATGGCCTTGCCAGTCCTTACCTGTGGCGATGTGCATCGACCAGTCGATCGCAAGGAAGCTCTTGCCAACACCCCTGTCAGCAAACAACATCGCGAGCGTGTCACGTACAAGGTAATCCTGGATCAGATACTCTGGGGGATCGAGTGCCTCGATCTCCTCCAAGTCCATCATTAGATCCAGGAAGCTCATACCTGATCGACTCACCTCACTAACTACAGCTTCAGGTACCTTAACCTTCTGGTCCTTCGATCCAGTAGCTTGGAATCGCTTGAGTTCGTCGATGTTGTAGATGCCCGAAGGCCAATTGCCTGCTTCACTATAGATATTCGCTACACCACAGTTGATGTGACCAATCGATGCACTCGTGTGGTAACCTTCGTAGCCGCTGTGTGCTAGCTCCACACAATATGCTTCGCGATCCCACTTAGTGCCCTTGCGAAGGACTGGATGGTGCCATCCATTCGACATCAGGAAGTCCACCGACTTCAAGGTGTCTGCGTCAACCTTCGTGCGGTCGAAGTCTACACTCTCACGAGTACGTGCACCCGTATTGGCCAACTTGCCTGCTAGCCAACCAGGCCAATCTGCACACTCTTCGAGCGGTACCTCAAGCCTGTAGGTACCAGCATCAGTTGTTACACCTGGTGCGACTACCAACAGCTTGTCGGCTGCGATATCAATACACTCAGGCCACCCAGGTACATCGGCTCGCCGACCTACAAAGGTATCAAAGGTCTTCTTGAACCAGATGTGCCTACCACCCGAAGGCGTACGTGTTATTGTAGTGTGCGGAAGCTTCCCGTAGGTTGCCTCCAACTCAACGAGCTGGTCTGAACCGTGACTCCCGTGACGTCCCTTTCCCTCGAAGCGACAGTTCCCGGGTCCTGCGTCCTCGTCTCGGTCCAGCGGCTTGCACTTGTCGTCGACGTCGAGAATAACGTACCCTGCCGGTCCGACGACCAAGCCTACACCACACTGACCATTTGCGAAGCTGAAGAGTCTTGCCAACTCAGTCAGGTCAGTAGTAGCATCGTTGTGACCCTTCCCACCCTTATCCCTCGGAATCAACGGTGCCTTATTCCGCCCGAGAGGAAGTGACGGGATGTTGTACTTAGTAACGAACTCCTGCGCGAGAGCGAGGGATTGCTTCGTTGACTGCATTACTTGACCTCCTCACGCAGGAACGTACTAGTTGCCCTCAGGCTTGAAGAACTTGATCTCGACAGAAGAAGCCTTCAGAGACGTCTTGGCCTTCAGACCTCGTTCACGTGCTACTGCGTGAACGTAGACACGCAAGCTCGCCGAAGTGCAGGTGTAGTCCACACCTCGCGCAAGTACCACCTTCTTGTCCTCCTCCAAACTGAGTCGAATCCACTCGTCCCAGTCGTACTTCTGTTGGCCTCTTCCATCGGATACTTCGCCTGTAGAACTCTTCACTTTGCCTCCTTTGTTTTTCTTTTCCTTATACTATAATTATACATTAGGCAAAGAGCTAAAGCTAGATGTTCATCTGAAATTTCTTTGTCTCCGAGATGTTCGTCTCGGTTGTCCTGTATCGTCAATGCTACCTTTGCTTTTTACTCCCTTAGATATAACTACCGGTAGGTAGTACTGGTAGCTAGTAGGGAGGGTAGGGTAGTCCGGGAGTATCCCGTATGCAGGACGAGCGATGAGAAAATACCTTTAATGACGTACTTGTGGTATCTAAGTGTTACCTTATATACTTGGGGTAGCAGGATGTAGGAAATGGTCCACATGCCTGACGATGAAGGAGAATGACATGACATTCGAAGAGCAGGTTGCACGTGGTGAGTACATCCACGAGGTCAACAAGGCGCTGACGATCCTGAAGAGCGTTCGCAAGCTGGGTGGCAAGGGTGTCTCGACCGAAGAGCGTGAGGCAGTCACCAAGGCTGTCAGTGACATCGAAGAGGCGTTCACCACGAAGGTCACCAACGGTTCGCCGATCATTAAGTTCAATCGAGGTGAAGGTAAGACCGTGGTGGTGTCGGTGAAGGGCTACGGCGTTCCGTTCACCGTTGACCTGGACGAGCTAGAAGCTAAGGGTACTCTTGCAGTCGCCTTCTAGCTAAAGCTACCATGAACACGTAGTTCGGAAGGCTTTCAGTAATTCAGAATCTTCGAGGGTGGTGACCATGAGCGACGTCGATGATGCAGCATTCACTCGAAAGTACGGTCGTGGTCACCGGAAGCTTGCGATGGTCCGTGAGTGTGCAGAAGCCAAGCTCTCGTGGGTAGACATTGCAGGCAAGTACAACATCTCGGTCCAGCGCCTCTACCGATTCAGGGAAGAGAACGCGGAAGCGATTGCCGAGATCAAGTCGAACGTCGACGACGCTATGGCTGGACTCTGGATTGCTCAGAAGCACAACCGTGTAGCCGAGTACCAATCCCATTCCGAGCTCGTTGATGAACTCATTGCGGCCGGTGCAGAGCAGCCTCAGGTCCTGTTGAAGGTAGCCCAGTCGGCTCTTCGTGGTGTGGCCGAAGAGTTGGGTCAGCTGAGTCCTAGGGACAACTCCGAGCGTACGCAGGTCGATGTCCGCATCGTTGGAGTCGACAGTGATGCCTTGTGACGATCACCCTCGAGAAGGTCTTTGCTCCACGAGGTACTGCACGTGATATCTTTTATACGCGTAAGCCAGAGGTCCTGGTAGCTGGTCCGGCTGGCACCGGTAAGTCACGTGGCATCCTCGAGAAGTTGAACGCCCTCGCCATCAAGTACCCTGGCATGCGTGGACTGATCGTCCGTCACACTGCCATCTCATTGACCAACACTGCAATGGTAACGTTCAAGCAGTGGGTGATCCCGGAGCAGTTGGCTAGCGAGTCGGTCAAGTGGTTCAGTGGCTCAGGGAGTACGCCTCCAGGGTTCCAGTACAGCAACGGGTCGACGATCGAGACCGGTGGCATGGACAAGCCGTCGAAGATCATGTCGTCGGAGTACGACTTCATCTACGTGATGGAGGCTACCGAGCTTACTGAGAACGCCTGGGAGATGCTGGGCACTCGGTTGCGTAACGGTGTCATGCCGTACCAGCAGCTCATGGCAGACTGCAACCCTGACTCGGACGTACACTGGTTGAACGTGCGGTGTGCCAAGGGTAAGACGGTGATGCTGAACAGTCGGCACGAGGAGAATCCGAGACTGTACGACGACGAAGGCAACGTGACCCTTGAGGGAGCTCCGTACATGGAGCGTCTCGACAACCTCACGGGAGTCCGGAAGCTTCGCCTGCGTGACGGTATCTGGGCTGGTGCTGAGGGTCAGATCTACGACGAGTTCGATCCAAGCCTTCACATTGTCGAACCGTTCGAGATTCCTAGTAGCTGGCGACGCAAGTGGTCCGTCGACTTCGGTATGACCAATCCGTTCGTGCTCCAGTGCTGGGCTATCGATCCCGACGGTCGAATGTACCTATACAGAGAGATCTATAGGTCACAGCGTCTGGTGGAGGATCACGCTCGGGACATCCTCGCACTAGTCACGGACGCCAAGGGTAACTGGACTGAGCCTCAGCCGTCCGGTGTCGTGTGTGACCATGATGCAGAGGGCCGAGCTACCTTCCAGCGTCACGCTCACCTTGGAACTGTGCCAGCACACAAGGCCGTCTCCGATGGTATCCAGATGGTGCAGTCAAGGTTCCGTCGTGCGAAGGATGGTAAGCCTCGCATCTTCTTCTTCCGCAATGCTGTCGTGCAGATCGATCAGCTTCTGGTAGATGCGAAGAAGCCTACGTCGACCGTCGCAGAGTTGCCTGGCTACATCTGGGATAAGAAGAAGGATGCACCGCTCAAACTTAACGACCACGGTTCCGATGCCATGCGATACGCCGTCGTGGACGAGGACCTCCACGGCATCACGAGAGTGAGGTTCGCATGACAGCAGGACCCTTTGGTCTCGCCTGGACGGATGGTCGTCGGGCTCATGACATTGCAGCACGACGTAAGCGTCGACAGGCTCTGTTGGTTACCTTCGTAGCTTTCCTTGGACGTACACTGCCGAGGTGGAAGAAGGTTCGTACTACGTCGATGCAGGTTACTGCGTTCGCGTTCCTGGACTACGCAGCATGGCATGCAGGACTGATCTGGGGCTGTATTGCCATCGGCGTGTCGCTACTCGTCCTGGAATACTTGGGAGGTGATCGGTAATGCGTAGTCTCATCGGTACCATTGTTAACAAGGCTCCCGTACCGTTCACTGGTAGCAGTCAGGCCTTCTCGAGTTGGTTCGGTGGTGGAGGTAACGGTAGGGCTTCTCAGCTGGCAGCAATGGGAGCAAGTGCGACATTGTTTTCCATTGTTAACCGTACCTCAACGGCTACCGCGGCTGAGCAGTGGCACCTACACCGTAAGACGAACAACCCGTCGGACGTGTGTACCGAGTGCGACTGCACAGGTGTTCAGAACGTAGAGAAGCATGCAGCGTTGACGGTCATCAACAAGCCGAACGACTTCTTCACTCGCCAAGAGCTCTTCGAGGCTGGACAGCAGCACGTCGATCTGACCGGTGAGAGCTGGACGGTTATCTACCGTGTCGGTGAGGTTCCGTACGAGCTGTGGAACATTCGTCCTGACCGAGTTACGGTCGTGGAGAACGAGTCGCAGTTCCTAATCGGGTACATCTATACGGACCCTGATGGCAAGGAGCATCCCATCCGTAAGGAGGACATGCTCAGCATTCGGATGCCGAACCCTACCGATCCCTATCGGGGTATGGGTCCTGTGCAGACTCTTCTTGACCAGATCGGATCCTCGAAGCTCGCAGCACAGTACCAGAAGCACTTCTTCGCTAACGGTGCGCGACCTGGTGCAGTGATCAAGCTGAGTCGTCGTCTGTCGGATCCCGAGTTCGATCAGCTCGTGTCTAGGTACAACGCTAACCACCGAGGCGTGGCCAACACGAACCGTACAGCGTTCCTCGAAGAGGGTGACTTCATCGATGTCAAGCCGTACACGATCGCGGACATGCAGTTCGTCGAGTCCGCGAACCTGAACCGTGACACGATCCTCCTGGCTTACGGGATGAGCAAGTTTGCAGTCGGTGTTGTTGACGATGTGAACAGAGCAACTGCCGAAGCTTCGAAGGCTTGGTTCGGTGAGACGATCACTGTACCTCGACTGGACCGATGGAAGGGAATGTTGAACAATGACTTCCTTCCTCAGTTCCCTGGGTACCAGTACGACCTCGAGTTCGTCTACTCCAACCCTGTCCCCGCCGATCGTGAGGCGGACAGGGCAGATAAGGAGACGACGACTCGGATCTACATCGACTTAATCAATGCAGGTTGTGACCCAACAGAGGCCGCGGCGTATGCCGGGCTGCCTCCCATGACTGTAATGCGACAGGAGGTAGCAGCATGACCGTCGACCTGAAGAAGCTCATGGCACTGTCTTCTGCAGTTCAGGAGCGAACGTCAAAGCGTCCAGCCGAAGCTCGCAAGGGTGTCGAGGCTTGGAAGAAGCAGAACATCAAGGCGTCGGCTGAGGCCACTGCGGTGTATCTGTACGACGACATCGGTGACTGGGGTATCACGGCTGGCGACCTGGTCGAGGTGATCAACCAGATTACAGGTAACATCGACCTCCACGTCAACTCGAATGGTGGATCCGTCAAGGACGGTATCGCCATGTACAACGGCATCAAGAACCA